AGAGCATTAGGAAAATGCTGAGCACTCAAAAGAGGTGCACCCGTCGGAGGAAGTTGAGGAGTATGTAAAGTTACATCATACTCAACCCAGAGCTTACCCCAGCTAACAGCCGTGCCATCAGTGGTGGCAACGAAGAGATTACCCGCATCATAGGTCTTGATGTCGAGGTTAGCCGCGAGAGGCCCAGTTCTTACGAACTTCTTGGGGCCCATCGGGTGAAGAGAGGATGGTCGGAGAGTGCAACACTGATCCTTCCAAGGGACGTCCTCCGTCACATCTTCGTATGAGGATGCTACCTGCTCAGAAACAGGCGCAGCATCGGCGGCATCATAGTCTGGTACTAACAGAATTGATCCAGGGGTAGTAGACCCCGTTCTAGTAAAGTACTTAAATTCAAGCTTATTAAAGCGATAAGTTTCCCAGGCTTGGGCCTGCGTGGATAACCACGGAAAACTTGCGGAGATACCCGGGTTCAGAGCGAACTCATTGGGTACAGCAAAGTTTACGGAACCGACTATGGAAGCAACAAGCTCTCGATGAATAATCCGAGAACTATCTCTAGTGGCCCTAATAATCGGGGCAGTGGTCTCTTGACCTGTAGAGTAGGCACTAGCAACGCTAGTGGGCCTGTTGTTTGAGACTCCTTCAGACGACCTAAGGGATCGGTAGGGTGGTGTGTACGCCTTACTTGGGCGACTCCCACTCGAATCGGAGGTACGTCGGGGTCTATTTCGGGATTGAGGGTTAACACCCCCCCTGCGCTGACTGGCGCGCAACTGACCGCCTCTCGCGGGTCCAGTTTGCCTTGATTTAGTATTGTTGTTCATGATATGGGATACGCGATGAACTCGCGGACTGTACATCATACACGACCGATCGACCAAATACCACTATTAGGGTGGATTTATTCTGGGATCAGGTTTTCCCGTGCAGTCTCTCGACATTTATGCACATATGAACACATGGACGTCTTCCTAATTAAGGTAGAGATGATCCACATGCCTCTTATACAATAAAGCATACCCAATAAAGGGCCCTTTTCAATTGAATATAAGAGATGCAACTTAGTACGGAACTATTAAGTTAGTCGGCGCCAACTAAGGCCCTTTCACACCGTTTTGGGAAATTTAACGAGTACAACCCCATAGTAGTTATTACTCATACCGGAGTCTATACATCTGGTCTAAGCTGGCAGAGCAGCCCTTACAAGTACCAAACAGGGATAAGTTTAGAGTCCTTCCAGGACGAACAACAATAAAGGGGACAGATCGATGCTTATATATTATAGTATCATTTCCCCGGCCGAAGAAGCTACACGAACGTAGCCGGCCGAGAGGAACCTAATTAATTTATTCCTCATACACTTTTGCCCACCAAGCCCCTCTTTAAAGATTGGGGTGTCGAGGTCAGGCGCCCGTAGACGCTTAAACCATGGTCTATTCTGATAGACTTCGACCTTTGGGACGATATATCCCTCCGGATAAGGAGGTGGACCCGCTAAAACTAGTCGGGGATATCGATCAACAAAAAGTGTTGCCAGACGCTTCTGTATCGAATTGGTACGGAACTTGTACCCGTCTGGCGGTAATACGCCCATCCCCCCTAATTCAAAGGGGAGGAAAAGATTGCGATGTTGCTTACTCTTAACCCTAAGACTCAGAAGATCCTCTGAGGACAAATTGAACAGGGTTTCCCTCCAAATCTCATCAGCATGAAGAGCGATGAACCGACTAAGAACGTCGGCCTGACGGCCCGGTAGGGTCCCGTCAAGGATTAGATTAAGGGTAGATAGCAAGGTGAGCTCTTGTTCACAAAGATCCAGCTTTTCAGAACGCTGGACTTTATGTGCACCAAAGAAAAGACCCGTATTAAGAAACGGGATCTTATACGGTGTAGAGTCAACCACTTTAATGTTATAGTGGAAACTCTCCGAATTAATATTCGCATACACCGGGTGCCAATAGGCTTTCCCTACACTCATTTTAAGTCCAATGGAGCCGGATAAATCCGCATGACGAGTGTAGTCGGTTTGTGAACCGACATAGAGCATATCATCCCCGTTAACTAAAACGGTAGAAAGACGTTCCTTAGTGGACCAACGGTCCTGCTTTTCAGCCATATTACTAAGGTAAACACCCAG